GATGTTACAAAAGCATGATAGCACTGACGTTAGTCGCACTGTGACTTGGCCCTTCCCTAGTGCTAAGGCTCCTGAGCGTAAGCCAGTTGTATTCTTCACTAGACAGGCTAAGTTCTTTGATTGGGCTTACAAGAAGGATGTTCAAGTGGCTAGTGTGTACGCTCTCAATCACCCTGTCTTGGGTGAGACACAAGTGCGCACATCCCAAGTCATGGAAATCTATGACGATGGTTCATTTGAGACAATGAACACAATGTACATCCCTATGAAAGCAAAACACAATGACTAAGAAAAAAGTAAACTATACGTACATGTTGTCTATTGATGGCGCTATGGCTCCTAAGTTTGAACATGACTCTGAAGCAGAGGCCATCCAAGAAGCTAATAGATTGGCTGATGTGCTTAATACTAACGCAACAATTCGTGTTCTTCGTCTTGAATCCGTTCTTAAAACCGAAAAGGCATACGTCACCGTAAAGAACTGGATCAATCCGTAATCCTTTTATTCAATCGAGAGACATATGAAAATTCTTGTCATTTCCCCTAAAGCAGCTGAGGATAGTGCTAAGCGTCTAGCTAAAGAGCTAGGTGCTGAATACGAAAATCCTTATCAAACAGGTCGTTTAATGTTTCGAGAGTATAGCTTGGTTATCAACTATGGCTTCTCAGCCAACATTGTGACTAATGTAAATGCTACGGTTCTAAATGAACCATCGAGTGTGCGTAAGTGTATTAATAAACTTAAGACACTTGAATCTTTAGTAGGTCATGTTCCTATTCCTGAATATTCACAACGTATTAGGGATACTTGGGGTACTGCGGTATGTCATACCAAACCAGATGGTCGTAAGAACGAAGGTATTGAGTATTGGCATCGTGATGATGGAGCGCCCATCCCTAACGCATACTTGTATACAGAGTATTACCATCATCGTGGTGAGTATCGTGTTGTTGTTCTTTGCGGTAAGGTTGTAGGCCGTTACCGTAAGGTTGAGCGAGATGGTACATGGGACTTAGAACTACGTGATAAGCGTGGCTTTGAGCACATGGATGAGATTTGTATCAAGGCAGCTAAAGTACTTGGTATTGACTATGTAGGCTTTGATGTGCTTGCACAGACAAAGAATGATTGTGTCATCATTGAGGCCAACTCTGGCCCCATCCTGACAGAAGAAGCGATTGACGCATTTCACGAATTGATTGGAGCATAATTATGTGCGGACTTGTAGGCATGGCTGGTAATCTTACCAACACAGAAGAAAAAGCATTTCATCAACTGCTTATTGTTGATTCGTTGCGTGGTACAGATAGCACTGGCGTTGCTGTGCTCCCTCGTATTGGTGAGGTTAAGATTGCTAAAGAACTTGGCAATCCCTATGAACTGATTGATCGTAAATCTTATGACAAACTTTTCCACGGCTCTAATCGTTGCATCATTGGACATAATCGTTGGGCTACTGTTGGTGGTGTCAATCGTGGGGCTGCACATCCTTTCGACTTCACTACTCTTGTGGGTGCACACAATGGTACGCTCACAACTAAGTACAAGTTTGACCACTCTACTCACTTTGCTACTGACAGTGAAGCAATGTATAATCACATTGATACACACGGTCTTAAAGAAGCACTAGCCTTGATGGGTGGTGCATGGGCAATGACTTGGTGGGACAAGGAGAAAGAGACAATCAACTTCTTGCGTAACAAGGAACGCCCATTGTATGTCACGTTCAACGAGGCTAACACTGTTGTGTTCTGGGCATCAGAAGCATGGATGTTAGAAGGTGTGCTTGGTCGTCATAACATCAAGCATCCAACACCTGTATTGATTGGTGAGGACAATCACTATTCAATCCACATCGGTGCTGATGCTAAGCTTGAGAAGACTAAGATTATTCAGGCACCATCACGCTATGTTGCTCCTGTTGTTCAGACATATCAGGGTTATCAGAACCGTGCTAATGGGTATTGGCAAGAGGAAGCTGCTAAAGCTGAGCCTGCTAAGGTCACTCAGATTACGTCTGTTGTATCAAAAAAGGACGGGGTGGTTCCCGCAACAACCTCTCTAACCTTGCGAGCAGGCTACTCGGGTACAAAGGGAGCCACGCTTGAGCTGTTAGAGCTTGCCTCTGACCGTAAGGGTGGCAGCTATTTTGTCTGCTTTGATTCGGCTAGTCCATCTTCTAAGGTGCGTTACTATTACAACAAACGTGATGTAGCTCCACATAAGAAGGTTGGCATGACAATCACGGCTGACATTGGTGAACTTATTATTGATGCCTATGAAGGTGGATACTATAAGGTTCATGCGTCGTCTGTTGAGTTTGAACATGACCCAGTAGGCGCGACTATCGAAGAAGATTTTGACCCAGTGGTTGATCGTACATACGAGACACATACTGGTGCAATGATCGGCTTCAATGACTGGATGAATCAATACGGTGATTGTGCGTGGTGCGGTTCTCCCGTACAACCTACAATGGAACACGCTTTGACAACTGAAGGTCAGTGTTTGTGTAGTGGATGCTTGTCGGATACTGAGATTGGCGACTACGTCAAGATCAAGAAACACGTACAGGCTACTGCTTAATTTTATTTTCAACGAGGTGTTAACATGGAAATTTTAGTTGGTTGCGACCCAGAAGTATTTGTGAAACAAAATGGTGTGTTCAAGTCTGCCTTTGGTCTTATCAAAGGTGACAAGGCTAACCCACAAAAGGTTAATCGTGGTGCTGTACAGGTAGATGGTATGGCACTGGAGTTTAACATTGACCCTGCTCATAGCGAGGATGAGTTTTGTATTAACGTACAAGACGTGTTCAATACTATGAAGCTCATGGTTCCAGACTACGAGGTTGTAGCTGTACCTGTGGCTCACTTCGACCCAACGTACATCAAGAGTCAACCAGCAGCTGCTCTCGAGCTTGGCTGTGATCCTGACTTTAACGGCTGGAATGGCCTTGTTAACAACAAGCCTAATGGTGAACGCCCTATGCGTACTGCATCAGGTCACGTACACATTGGTTGGACTAAGGGTGTTGATATCAATGACCCTGCACACATTGCTCAGTGTAATGCAGCAATCCGTCAAATGGATTTCTACCTTGGCCTCCCAAGCCTAGCGTATGACTCTGACCAAGAACGTCGTGAGATGTATGGTAAGGCGGGTTGCTGCCGTTACAAGCCGTATGGCACTGAGTATCGTACCCTGTCTAATGCTTGGCTCAAGAGTGAGGCATTGATGCGTTGGGTGTATCGTAATACTGTCAAAGGTATGAACGAGTTAATGGCTGGTAACAATCTTGCTGACAAGTATGGTGACATTCAAGAGATCATTAATACTGGCGACAAGAAAGCTGCCAATAAGATTATCCAAGCTGAGAATATTGAGGTGTGTTATGGCTGAGATGAGTCACGGTGATGTGGTACAACTGTATCACGATACCATTTGTACGTATAAGGGTTCTCCTGTACGTGTAACAGACATTGATCGTGATCTTAATGTCACATTCATCATGCTACGTCATGGTAAAAGTGCTAAGGCTAAGTTCGATGCTGACCTATTCGGCCCTCCATTGGCACGTATAGGCTTTGTTAACGAGGGTACTCACTGTGTGTTTGTCACTCGTCAGCCTGTTCGACGATTCCAAGTAGGTCTGAATCGTGGCAATGTCAAGCTCCACTCTCTGCCCTTCACTGATCGTAAGTCAGCAGAGCGTGACTACAACCTCGTATACCGCATGAATACGAAGGGTTGGGCCAAGGCATTGGATAACGAATATCCTACGCTTGCTGAGGCTTTACGCATCGTTACGGAGCATAAGGGTGTTGTAGCATTCCATAAACAGTTTGCTGTTGACTCTGAGCGTCGTATCTACCACAAGACTACTCATGTGGGTAACATCCCACCACGTATGTCTACGACTAAGCGTATTGTATTCAACCCACAATACACCCATCTTGATACATTGGTAATCTCTAACTATGACAAAACTACACGAACTATTGCAGCAAAAGCCAACTAACGGTTCATTCGGTATTGAGATCGAGACAGAAGGTAAGAATCTTACTGATGTTGCTCCTGCTCAGTGGAAGATTGAGAACGATGGTTCATTGCGTGGTCGCTTCCCTGATGAGGCAGCTGAGTATGTATTGCGTAAGCCTTTGGAATTGCAGAAAGCTATTGACGCTGTTACGCAATTACGTAAGGCACAGGATGAGGCTAATGCTCGCCTTAACTTCTCATTCCGTACCAGTGTACACGTTCACGTCAACGTACAGCAACTGACATTCAATCAGTATCTGAACATGATCTATACCTACTTGTTGCTAGAGGAACCATTGGTTCGTTATTGTGGCAAGGAACGTGTGGGTAATCGTTTCTGTCTGCGTTTACAAGATGCAGAGGGATTGATGGATTACCTGTTCATGCTGTTCCGTCAAGGCTATAGCTCACTGAAACACATCCACGGTGACGCTGTACGTTATGCTTCCATTAACGTAGCCGCTACACCTAAGTACGGTAGTCTTGAGTTCCGTTCACTCAAGGGTAATATGGATGTTGACTACATCACTACATGGTTGCAAGCATTGGACAATCTACGTTCATTCGCTAAAGAACATGCTAACCCTCAAGTTATCCACGACTTGTTTGTTAACAGTACCCCTGAGGAATTCGCAGAGATTGTGTTAGGTGATGTATCTCCAGCGTTTACATATCCAGAGATGGAAATGGATATGCGTAGCAGCTTCTCACTAACTCTTGAGTTGCCTTACAACTTTACAGATAACTCAGCTATGGATGAGGCTATTCTTAAAGATCGTAAGGAACGCTTAGAGCGTCAGAAGATTGAAGTTGAAGAGATGATGCGTCAGCAAGAGGAGGCACAAGCAGCTCGTCGTGCAGTGCGTGGAGTAGCACCAGCTCGTGCCCCTGAAGTTATCCCTAAGCCTCCGCGTATCAATTGGGATGATATTGTAGCAGCACAACAAGCAGCTATGGTACAACGAGAAGCTGTACGGGCAGTGAATGAGGATATCGCTCGACGTGCTGTTGGTCGTCGTCGTGCTCCTGTTCGTGCCATGTTTGACGACATTATGGTTGATAACCCAATGGGGGCCGATGTAGATGCTCAATTAATAGAGCAAGGAGATATGTAATATGAAAATCTATCCATATAAAATGGCAAGCCAGTCAGCGAAAGCTCTGGCTCAAGCGTTAGGTGTTAAACGACTCAAGCCTGAAGGAAGGATGATAGCTAAGCCGTTCATCAATTGGGGTGCATCTAAGATTAATCGAGAAATTGAAAATGGTCTTCTTTGCTATAATCACCCGTATTCAGTAGGTATTGCATCTAACAAACTCAAGACTTTTTTAACTCTTGATGGTGTAGTACCAATTCCTGACTATACAACAGACCTTGTTGAAGCTCAGGAATGGTTGAACAGCGGCATCACAGTTGTAGAGCGTCATACTCTCACAGGTCATAGTGGTGAGGGTATTCGCTTGGTAGAGTTTGATGATGATCTTAGTGTTGATGCTAAGCTGTATGTTAAATACATTAAGAAAGAACAAGAGTATCGTCTACACGTATTCCTTGATGAAGTGTTCTTTGTTCAACGTAAGGCTCGTGCATTAGATGTTCCTGATGACAAAGTTAATTGGCAAGTACGTAATCATGCGAATGGTTTCATCTATGCCAACCAAGACATTGAGTTGCCTGATGTAGCTAAAGAGATGGCTATTGAGGCCATTCAAACACTTGGCTTAGACTTTGGTGCAGTAGATATGATTTACAACGCACGTCAGAATAAGTTCTATGTGCTTGAAATTAACACTGCTCCAGGCTTATTTGGTACAACTCTCGATAAATACGTCGAGAAGTTCACAGAACTGGAGTAATAGCATGTTCCCACTGGAGATTATTACATGAGCGCACTGTCTGAAGTTGACCTACGAGACTTCCAAAAGATCGACGTTAATCTTCTAGAAGAAACTCTAGAGAACGCTGACTATGAAGTAGAATGGCGTATCCCTTTTGAAATACGAGACTATTGTGAAACCATTCGCCGTATTCAAAAGAAGCTTATCCAACAAACCCCTGCCCTATTTAAACCTTAAGGAAATCATATGAGTAAATCTGGAGTATCTGGTACATTGCAAGAATCACTGATGTTGGAGCATCGTCTCGGCTTGATGTATGATGCATTTGACAAAGAGCAAAACGTTAAGTCTAAAGAAGTGTTGTTGGTGCATATCCATAACATTAAACAACGTTTGTATAAGCTGCCTAACTATAACGCTCGTGGATTGCAGAAGATTATGAAATTCTTTAAGATGGAGGGAGTGCCAGCGTAATGTCAAAATGTGTGGAAAAACTCGCACACCGAACTGACAAGTGTAACAGTGCCAACGGTTTACAAGTCTTTCTTAAAGAAGATGGTTCATACGATGGCTTCTGTTTCGCTTGTGGTACTCATGTACCTGACCCATATCACGATAAACCTAAGGACTATAAGCCTCAGTCTATCGTTAAGTCTAAGGAACAGATTGAAGCTGAGATTAAGGAAGTAGCAGACTACCAAACTGTTGCTCTCCCTGATCGTAAGCTCAAGAAAGAATCCTTAGAATACTTTGGTGTCAAGATCGGTGTATCAGAGACAGACGGTGTAACGCCAGTGACGCACTACTATCCTTATTATGAGGGTGACGTGCTTATTGGTTACAAGGTTCGCCTAATCGAGAACAAGCGTATGTGGGCCATTGGTTCCACTAAGAACGCTGACTTCTTCGGTTGGCAACAAGCAGTGCAGACAGGTGGTAAGAAGCTGTTTGTTACTGAGGGTGAATGTGATGCAGTAGCCCTGTATCAAATCTTTAAAGACCATAACAAAGGTACTCAGTATGCGGACTACAATCCCGCTGTTGTGTCCCTTAGTAACGGTTCTGGCGGTGCCTCTAAGCAGTTTGCTAAGATGCTCCCTGAGATTCGTAAAGTCTTTAAGGAAATCATTCTCGTATTCGATAACGATGCAGCTGGTAAGAAAGCAGTAGAAGATGTACTACGTATTGCCCCTGATGCGATGGTTGCCAGTCTTCCATCCAAGGATGCTAATCAGTGCCTTATCGACGGTCGCTCTAAAGCGGCTTACAATGCCTGCCAGTTCAACGCCCAAAAGCCGAAGAATACTCGTCTGGTATCTGGGAATGACTTACACGAGGCGGGTAAAGAACCTCCGACATTCGGTGTGTCGTGGCCTTGGGAACACATTACTAAGGCAACAAGAGGGATACGCCTTGGTGAGACAATTTATATTGGTGCAGGGCAGAAACAAGGTAAGTCGGAAGTCGTTAACACCCTTGCAGCACACTTTATCAAGGAACACGGATGGAAAGTATTTCTTGTCAAGCCTGAAGAGAGTAACAAGAAAACATATAAGCTCGTTGCGGGTAAGCTAGTAGGTAAGTTCTTTCACGATCCTACTAAACCCTTCGACGACCAAGCTTATGACAAAGCAGGGACAGTGTTACAAGATCACTTGTATATGCTTAACTTGTATCAGCACGTTGGCTTTGATACTCTCAAGGGTGACATTCGTGCTGCTGCTAGTGAAGGATGCAAGGTCATCATCATTGACCCTATTACCAACTTAACCAATGGAATGGATGCTGCTAGTGCAAACGTCAAACTTCAAGAAATTGCTCAAGAGCTTTCTGCTATGGCCCTTGATCTTAATGTGGTCATCTTCATTTTTTGCCATCTTAGGAATCCTGATTCTGGCCCTCCTCATGAGCGAGGTGGTGAAGTTCTGTCTAGCCAGTTTGCTGGTTCCCGTGCTATGGCTCGTTCGTGCAACCTCATGCTCGGACTCGAAGGAAATCGAGACCCAAATCTGCCAAGTGAAGAACGCAATCTACGAACTCTAGTATTGCTAGAAGATCGAGAGTTTGGTGAGACAGGCCGCTACAAACTCTATTGGGATAATTCAACAGGTCTATTCAACGAGATTAACTAATGCAATTAGAAGCTATTGAGAAACATTACGTGGCTAACCGCCAACGTATCGTAAAGAAAATGTCATTCCGAGCAGGTAGTCCGCATGCTGGTGAGGATGTAGTCCAGACAGCATATGAGCGAGCTATTCGTTATCGTCGCAGTTGTGACCCACAACGTTTCGACCAGTGGTTCTCAATGCTTCTTAATAACGCATTACGTGACTACAAGCGTGAGGAAATGGGACATGCCTCTTGGGATTCAGAAGATGAAGAAGCAGTGGATACTAGCTGCCCTCATTACTCTGAGCGCATCCTGAAGGAAATCTTAGACCTAGTAGAAACTAAGGGTGTTGACCAAGTAGAAGTGCTTACACTCCATTTCAAGAATGGATATAACGCAATTGATATTTGTCACATCACTGACTACTCATACGCTAAGACACATCAAATCATTCAACGATTTCGTAATGAACTGAAAGCCTTATACCAAGAATGAAGATCGGACTGTTTGACTTAGAAGCTAATGGCTTCTTGAACCAAGCTACCCGTGTTCATTGTGGCGTAGTTAAGATATTGGATGGGCCGGTACGTAAGTTCCAACCAACTGAGATACATGAACTACTTCGGTACTTGGAATCATTCGATGTACTAATTGCACACAATGGCATTGGCTATGACTTTCCATTGCTCAAGAAGCTATGGAACTGGACGTATACAGGTAAGGTAGTTGACACACTAATCATGTCTCGATTGCTTGACCCTAAGCGCCTAGTACCATTCAACTGTGCTAATAAGAAAGCTGGCCCTCATTCCATTGAGTCATGGGGTTATCGAGTAGGACGTGGTAAGCCAGAGCATAACGATTGGGAGAACTATTCTCCTGAGATGTTACATCGCTGTGCTGAAGACGTTGAAATTCTAGAGCTAGTGTATAAAGCATTGCTTGAAGAATCGAAGGGTGGTAAGTGGCGTAACGCTTTCCTTATGTCGTTCGAGTTGTTTACACGACTCCAACAGCAAGAGGAATACGGTTGGCTTGTTGACCAAGACCATATGCACTTCTGTGTACGTCAGCTTACTAAATGGATAGAACGAATTGACAGTGTAATCACTCCACGATTACCCCAAATTCTGGAGATTGAAGAAACAAAAAAGAATGGCGAATACAACTACATTAGAAAACCCTTCCTCAAGTCGGGTGCTTATTCTCAAAGTGTTATTGATTGGTGTGGCAGGAGTAATATTCCTATCGGCACTAAGCCCGTTGTTGGTTGCTTTAGTCGTGTTAGCTTTAGGGTAACAGACTTAGACTCCAATGCGGAAACTAAAGACTTTCTTTTACAATTAGGATGGGAACCATTAGAATGGAACACAAACGATGACGGAGAAAGAACAAGTCCTAAACTATCTAAAGATGATCCATTTGAAGGAATTGAGTCAAAGCTTGGCGCTCTTGTCGCACGACGAGTGCAATGCAGGCAGAGGCGTTCAGTTATTGAGGGACTATTCGGACTTATTCGAGAAGATGGACGCATACCTAGTGTCGTCAATACTCTTGCAGTCACTGGACGAGCTACGCACCGAAATATTGTCAACATACCTAAAGCCTCAAGCTTCTACGGTAAACAGATGCGAGCAATCTTCTCCTCTAAGGATGGATTTGTTCTAGTAGGTACGGACTCAGCAGGTAATCAACTACGACAACTAGCAGCACGTATGGGTAGCGATGCCTATATCTATGCTATGGTATCAGGTAATAAAGAAGATGGCACTGATCCTCACACCCTTACCAAAGTCGCTGGCGACCTTGAATCCCGAGACATTGCAAAAAACGTTATGTATTGTCTGCTCTTCGGAGGAGGAGATACAAAACTTGCAAAGACTGCTAAGAAGCCTGTGGGTTCTGGAGCAGAACTCAGGGATAAACTATACCGAGGTCTTGACGGACTTGGTGAACTCATGGAGCGACTAACTAAAGAATGGAGAAGCACAGCACGACAAAGATATAATCAACAGTTCAAGCGAATGGAATATTTCAACGGAACTATTACAGGACTTGACGGTAGACCTATTAAGGTTCCTTCTGAACATCAAATCTTAGTATATCTCCTACAATCAGATGAAGCCATTCACATGGCTAAAGCCTACTGCATCTTGTGTGCAGAACTTGAAAAGAAGTACGTCTGGGGAGTTGACTACGGTGTTGTTTGTTGGTACCACGATGAGTATACAATCGAGTGTAGACAAGAAATTGCTGATGATGTTAAACGCATCTCAGAAGACGCTATTCGTCTAGCAGGCGAATATTATGGTATTAAGTGTCCTCACGCTGGTGAGGGTGCTATTGGGCGTAATTGGTACGCCATTCACTAAGGAAATATATGACAGAAGCTACACAACAATTTGACGACGAACAAAAACCTCCATACAACATTGAATTGACGTTCTATGGTACGTATGACTTTGACCAAGATAAGAATGTTGACGAAGTTATTACATACGAAGACATCATTGGTTATCAAGTAAGCAGCACAGTGGTTGCTGTTATGACTAAAGATGGTGAGACATTGGTATATCCATTGGATCGTCTGGCAAAGATTCGTCACTACCCCCAAGCAGCTTAATTAATTAATAAATCGAAAAGGAATAACTATGGCACTTAACGCAAAGAAAATCGGTAATGGTGGTGGCAATCGTACACCACAGGCTAACATTGAGCCAGGTACATATCCAGCTCGTCTAGTTCAGATCATTGACCTGGGCTTGCAAGCTCAACGTCCATATCAAGGCAAGGACAAACCTCCAGCCCAAGAGATTATGTTGACCTACGAATTGGTTGACACATTCATGGTAGATGAGAAGGGTGAAGAGCTTACTGACAAACCTCGTTGGATTTCTGAGACACTGCCGTTCTATGGCTTGTATGCAGATAAGGCTAAGAGCACACAGCGTTACAATGCGCTTGATCCATCAGGTGAGTTTGACGGTGATTTTGCTAAGGCTATTGGTCAGCCAATCAATGTGACCATTGTTAACAACGCAGTGGGTGACAAGGTATATGACAATATTGCAACTATTTCTGCTATGCGTCCTCGTGACGCTGACAAGTGCCCCGAGCTTGTTAACCCTGCAAAGCTCTTGGACTTGGATGCACCTGACTTGGACGTATTCAATGCATTGCCTGAATGGTTGCGTGAAAAGATTAAGGGCAATCTGAACTACAAAGGTTCTCCCCTTGAGCAGTTGTTAGGTGGCGGTGGTGATCGTCCTCGTAGTGCTAAAGCGCCAGCTGCTAAGCCTCCTAAGGCTGAGGAGCCACCAGCAGAAGCTGAAGACGAAGACGCCCCTTACTAATGCAATGCCTGATCGACGCAGATGTTCTGTGTTATGAGATCGGGTTTGCAGCGGAGTCAGGTTGGCAACAGCCTGGCTTCCCTACTTGGGATTATGTAGAACAACTACTAACCAACAGGATTAACAATATCGTAGCCATTGCAGGACAGGATGATAGCACACCGCCTATTCTGTTCTTCACTGGTTCTACAAACTTTAGATTCGATATTGCTAAACGCACACCCTATAAAGCAAGACCTGGAAACAAGCCTTGGCATTACAAGAACATCAAAGCATATCTGAAAGCTGTATATGACTACAGACAACAAGACTGGTTGGAAGCAGACGACCTTATGGCCCTCGAACAAACCCGAAGACCAGACGAAACCATCATATGCACCCGTGATAAAGACCTTAGACAAGTCCCAGGATGGCACTACGGATGGGAACTTGCCAACCAGCCCCAATTTGGCCCCATGTTGGTTGACGAATTTGGCTCTATTGCATTATCACATGACCGAAAGTCAATTAAGGGATATGGTATCAAATTCTTCTACTCCCAATGCCTGACAGGTGATCGAGTAGATAGTATTCCTGGCATTGACAAATGCGGGCCTGTAGCAGCCTTTGAAATCTTAGAACATATGCAGACACCTGATGACTGTTTTAAGGCCGTTAGAGAGGCTTACAAGGCCGCCTATGGGGATGCTTGGGATGTAGAACTGTTAGAACAAGGACGATTGTTGTGGATGACCAGAGAGTTGACGGAGACGGGACAACCAGTCCTGTGGAGCCTCCCCGACATAGCGTAGAGATTGAATGGGTTTACGATGAGCATGACTGCGAAGTGTGTGGACCCTCATTCGCTGAAGGTGCTATTGTTAGGGTAGACAATGTAGTAATTCTGGAGATGATGCCTCACGCGCATTGCTATTCTTCAGAATCGTATGAATCAGAGGAGGTATATAATGCGTTACTGAATAGATTTGGATTTGATGTAGTTATCAAAGAGAACAGCGTATATCCTCCTCCAATTGTAGATGAGGATGATGATGACGAAGACCAGTTATAATAACGGTACATGGACAGTAGCACGTTTCAATTCATTCGTTAAGAGTGCATTGCGTAGTGCTTCTCAACGTTGGCCACCAAAGTACACTGTGTTATCTAAGGCGTGTGTAGGTCAGAAAGTTAATCCTGCTTCTAACAGGTTGGCTAAGTTCTATACGTGCAATAAGTGTAAAGAAGACTTTCCAGCTAAGAATGTGGAAGTCAACCATATTATTCCTGTCGTTCCAGTATCTGGATTCGACTCATGGGATAATGTAATCTCCCGACTATTCTGTGAAGAAGACGGCCTAGAGGTTGTGTGCAAGCCCTGCCACAAGCTCATTACAAAAGAAGAAAATCAAGAAAGAAAATCTAATGTCAAATCAAAGTGAATTCAAAGGCTTCTCATTGTTTAACGATGTTGAAGACGACAACCTTCGCCCATTCAACCGAGCACGAGTCATGGCAAACATGGCTGAAGATCATACAAACAAAGAGAAACGCATCACACCTAAAGGTGCAGCTCTAATCCTAGGTTATTTTAACCTGATTCCGAAAGAGGAACGCAATGTTGCGAAGGACTTGTTTGAGATCGAGATGGTGAATCGTGGATTCTCACTTACAGCTTGAACAAAGGTTCAACGAACTAATGGAACGCATCATGTCTAAAGAAGGTGTTAAACACGACCAAGACAAACCAATGCTAAACCTTATTGACCCACAAGCGATCGAGGGTTTAGCAGCAGTATTAACATTCGGAGCTAAGAAGTATGCAGCTGATAATTGGCGAGGTGGTATTAGTAACTCGCGACTTATTGCTTCTTTACTTCGTCACCTTTTTGCTATTATGCGAGGTGAGTACACAGACCCTGAAAGTGGGCTTCCACATATTGACCATGTTGGTTGCAATTGGATGTTTCTTTCTTGGAATATGAAGAACCGTCCAGACCTTAACGACTCCTACTTCGCACCGAAAGAACAATGAGTAAAGTAAAATTAATTTGGGCAACGCCAGATGCAGAGAATCTGGTAGCTTACATGGCCCGTGTAAGTAATCCAGCTAATCAGGACAACAAGGAGTCAGCAGCTAAACTGTTGCAATACTTGGTTCGTAATAAGCATTGGTCTCCGTTCGAGATGGTTAGTGCATGTGTAGAGATTGAAACTACTCGTGACATTGCCCGTCAAATCCTTCGTCATCGTAGTTTCGCCTTTCAAGAATTCAGCCAGCGATATGCAGTTGCCACTGAGTTTGAGACAGGTGAGACACGATTGCAAGACTTAAAGAATCGTCAGAGCAGCTTGCTTAATGAAGATCGTGAACTGGATGCTATTTGGCAACGTGCTCAGAAAGATTTGATTGACCATAGCGTTAAGGCATATCAATGGGCACTGGACAACGGTATTGCCAAAGAGGTAGCACGTAAGGTGTTGCCAGAAGGTCTGACAGGTAGCCGTATGTATATGACTGGCACATTACGTAGCTGGATTCATTACTTGCAAGTACGCCTTGATCCATCAACACAGAAGGAACATCGTGAAGTTGCAGAGAAAGTATATCAAGCCTTGAAAAAGGATTTCCCTAACATTTTGGAAGTAGTTAAATGAAAATTGCAGTTATCCCCGATACACAAGTAAAACCAGGTGTAGACCTCACATATCTTAGTAAGATTGGTGAGTATCTGGTAGAGAAACAACCCGACGTAATCATCCATCTAGGCGACCATTGGGACATGCCTAGCTTGAGTAGTTATGACATTGGTAAGAAGAGTTTTGAAGGTCGTCGTTATAAGAATGACATTCAAGCTGGTAATGCTGGTATGGACGAGTTGTTGTACCCAATCAAGAGCTACAACAAACGTGCTGCGGCTAACCACAAGCCCCGTTATCGCCCTGAAATGCACTTCCTAATGGGCAACCATGAGAATCGTATTAATCGTGCTGTAAACAACGATGCTAAGCTGGAAGGCACTATCGGTGTTGAAGACTGTTACTTAGACGATTGGAACGTACATGACTTTCTGGAAGTGGTTATTATTGGTGGTGTTGCTTTTAGCCACTACTTCGTTACAGGTATTGCAGGTCGTCCGGCTGCAACTGCCAATGCTCAGCTGAATAAGAAACACCAATCTTGTATCGCAGGGCATCAGCAAGGCCTTCAAATTGCAACCGCTCACCGTGCTGACGGACAGCGTTTAACTAGCATTATCGCTGGTTCTTGTTACGAACATGAAGAAGATTATCTTGGTCATCAGGGTAATAAACATTGGCGAGGGTTCCTCATGCTCCATGAGGTAAACGACGGGCAATTCGATCTAATGCCCGTTAGTCTAGATTATTTAAACAAACGATATGCTTAAAACTTGCACACGATGTTCCTCTGTTAAAGAAGAGAACGAATTTACAAAATGTACAATAACCTCTTCAGGATATCGTTCGTATTGTAAATCTTGTAATAACGAATACTATGCAAAACGTCGTATTGAGAAATACGATCAAGTACGAGAATATGAACGTAAGTTCCATAAACAGCGTCGTTTAAAACATACGTATGGTATTACAGAAGATGAACTAAATCTTCTTTATAAGAAACAGGGTAACAAGTGTGCAATTTGCAATACCAATACTAAGTTGGTAATTGATCATTGTCATACGACAGGTCTTGTAAGGGGTCTGCTGTGCTCCCCTTGCAATATTGGACTAGGACATTACAATGACGATGTATCTCGTTTAGAAAACGCAATAAAATATTTAAATAAAACAAATGAAACAAAAGATTGATGATTTGATGTACGAATGCCATAAGCAAGCTCGAGAAGCTGGCTGGTGGCACGATATTAACACTGGCAAGGCTATTACTGAGAACCCCTATACATTCAGTAATAAGCTTATGCTAACCGTATCAGAACTAGCTGAGGCTATGGAAGCTGATCGTAAAGGATTGATGGATGATAAGCTCCCTTGGTTTGATGGTCGTACTGTGGAGCTTGCTGATGCTCTTATCCGCATCTTTGATCTGGCTGGCGCTTACAATATGGATTTGGGTAAAGCGTTCCAACAGAAAATGGAATACAACGCAGGTCGTGCAGACCACAAGAAAGAAAACCGACTCGGCATCGGTGGCAAAGCATATTAATAATAAGGAACTAAATGACTCACGAAATCCAATCCCTCCGTTCACAGCTCTTGATGCGTCGTACTTACAATCGACCATTAGATGACAAAGGCACAGTATTTGAAACATTCGCACAAACAATCAACCGTGTCATCGGACACCAACAGTGGTTGTGGGAACGAGCACAGCAACGAGAGCTTGACACCCAACAGCTCATGGAACTCGAAGAACTTCGATACCTTATGCTCGACCGCAAAGTGCTCATGTCAGGCCGCACTCTATGGCTTGGCGGCACAGACGTGGCTAAACGACGGGAAGCCTCTCAATTCAACTGTTCGTTCACTCATGTTGAAACGGTATACGACGTTGTCGATGTTCTGTGGTTGCTCATGCAAGGGTGTGGAGTTGGATTTAGACCGATTGTGGGACAGCTTACAGGTTTCCAAGAGCCTATCCGTGAACTCGAAGTAATCCGTAGCACACGGACAGATAAAGATGGTGATCAACACAATACAGAAACTTTTAAAGATGGTGTGTGGACAATTACAATTGGTGACTCAGCTGAGGCTTGGTCTAAATCAATTGGTAAGCTTATGTCGCACAAGTATCCAGCACGTAAACTCGTATTGGATTTTTCACAGATTCGACCCGCAGGGGAAAGGCTCAAAGGATATGGTTGGATTAGCAGCGGTGACGCATCCATTGCAAAAGCTTATGAAGCGATTTTTCAAATTCTTAATAGGCGTTCAGGTAGTCTTCTTAGCCGTATTGACATTCTTGACGTGGTTAATTGGCTTGGGACTGTCCTATCTTCTCGCCGTTCAGCTGAGATTGCTCTATTCGAGTATGGAGAAGATGAATGGGAAGAATTTGCGGTAGCCAAGAAAGATTGGTGGGCTAAGAATGTACAGCGAGGACAGAGCAACAATAGCTTGCTCTTTAATCACAAGCCGAGCAAAGACAATATTACAGAAATCTTTAAGCTCATGGTCGCCGCAGGTGGAAGTGAGCCTGGTTTCATCAACGGTGTCAGTGCAAGAAAACGTGCCCCTTGGTTCAAAGGAGCTAACCCTTGTGTTGAAATTCTCCTTGGAAACAAATCCTTCTGTAACTTAACGGAGACTGATGTTGGAAAATTTAAAGGGGACTCTGCGGGCCTTCGTCGAGCAATCTATATTGCCAGTCGTGCGAACTACCGACAAACCTGTGTTAATCTCATGGATGGAATTCTACAGGAAGCCTGGCACCTTAACAATGAATTCTTGCGACTTTGTGGAGTGGGTCTTACAGGTATCGTTCGACGACCAGACTTGGGAGGGTACGAGTACGAAGAACTCAAGCGTACCGCAACTTCAGGTGCTTATAGCATGGCTGACGAGCTTGGGCTTCCACGACCTAAGAATGTCACAACAGTCAAACCATCAGGCACACTTAGCAAGATCATGGATACTACAGAGGGCGTTCACAAGCCACTAGGTAAGTATATCTTCAATAACGTTAACTTCGGCAAACATGACCCATTGGTTCCATTGTGTCGTGCTGCTGGATACAAAGTTATTGACAACCCTACTGACCCCTCAGCTGTGTTGATTACGTTCCCTGTAGCATGGGATGAGGTTCCATTCGATAAGTTTGAGAAGGACGGTGTGGTTCTGGAGGTTAATCTGGAATCTGCCATTACGCAATTAGAGCGTTACAAGATGTTGATGCAAAACTGGTGTCAACAGAACGTATCAGCTACTATTAGTTATTCAGTAGAGGAAGTAGATGAAATTGTCGATTGGCTTTATGATAATTGGGATGTTTATGTTGGAGTGTCTTTCTTATTCCGAGCAGACCCAACAAAGACTGCTAAAGACCTTGGCTACTTATACCTCCCCCAAGAAGTAGTAACTAAGGAAGCATATGATGAGTATGCTGCTGTGTTGCAGCCAATTGAGTTAGATCGTTCTAATGACATTGACGCTGTGTTAGAAGAAGACTGTACAACTGGAGCTTGCCCAATCCGATGAATATTACAATTTACTCTCAACCTCATTGTCCAGCCTGTGATGCTCTGAAGATGGAATATAAACAAAAAGATATTCCATTCACTGAGATTATCATTGGTCAAGACATTGCAGTAGCTGAATTCCGTGAACTATATCCTAAGGTGCGTAGTGTGCCTTATGTAGTTACAGAATAGAAAGGTAGTTATGGAAGGTAGCGGTTACGCAATCCCAACCAGTGACGGAATTACTTCCGATCTTAATCCTGTTAGTATTTAAGCAATAAAAAACCCCTTTGTCGATATATCCCTCTTTTTCAAGTATAAGATATATTACAAAGGGGCTATTATGGAAATATGGAAAGAGATTGAAGGATTTAATAATCAGTATTTAGTATCTAATACTGGTAAAATTAAATCTATAGGTAATGATTTCTCTCGTAAAGAGAAAGAATTAAAAACTTATACAAACGGAGCAACACAACATAAACGTGTTGGTTTACGAAAAGATGGGAAGCTTACAAAACATGCTGTTCATAGGCTAGTGGCAAAGGCTTTTCTACCGAACCCTGATAACCTTCCGTTTGTCAATCACAAGGACAATAATCCTTGTAACAATAATGTAGATAATCTAGAATGGTGTACTCGTGAATATAACGTAGAACACTATTACGATAATTTCCATATGTACAAGAATACGGATACATACGAAGAAGCTCTTGCTAAACTTAAACGTAGGTATAACGTAGAATAAAAAAACCCCGTATGACCAAGGAGCAATCCAAGGCTGTACGGGGTTATTTTTTATCTCTCGTATTCTAGAATGATCTGTTTACACAGAGCACTACGTACAATATCAGAGGGATGGAACTCAATTGTTTCAATCTCAGGGATAAACTTCAAACGTTCAATCGTATCAAGCAATCCTGAATCCTGAATATCAACCTGCCTACTGTCACCAGAGAAGATTACTTTCGTATTATCTCCAATGCGTGTAAGCAGAAGCTTGAATTCTTTATGGGTCATGTTCTGGCATTCATCAACCAGAACTACAGCGTTATCAAATGTAGCACCTCGCATAAACCCTAAAGGACGTGGGTCAATCTGACCACGCTTCCTAAAGAGATCGTATAGCGACTTACCAAACGATCTGATGAACACACTCTCAAAAG